GCGCTCAGTGGAAACTCGGAAGTAAGCTACATACTTGCTCATGTTTTGCGCTCCTGTATCTCGGTGGCGTTGCGGTCTTGAGTGACCGTAGACAGAGACTCTCATATATCGGCGAGATATGTCAACACCCCAAACCAAAATAATTTAAGGTGCTGTCAAATTGACAAGCGTTGACGGCGTTACGGTCTTAGAATTATATTCGGGCGATATACAAGGGGGTGTTATGAAGCAAGGCAAGATGTTTCTCATGCGTATGCGGCCAGAAGTGCGGCAACTGCTAGACCAAGCGGCTGCAGAACAGCGCCGCACCAGGGTGTCGATCCTGGAAGAGCTGATACTGGAGGCTTACGGCAAGCGCTACCAGAGCACGCAGGATCGGCTGAACAAGCTGCTAGGTGGCGCATGAACGGTCGCGGCAAGCGGAACAAGGGTGCTACAGGCGAGCGTGAGTTGGCCAAGCTGCTGACTGATGAGCTCGGGTTTGTGGTCAAGCGCAACCTGGGGCAGGCCAGAGATGGTGCGGATGACATCACGATCCAGCACTTCAGGCTCGAGGTTAAGCGGCAGGAGCGGTTGCAGATTGATGCCTGGTCGCAACAGGTCGAGGCGTGTGCGCAACCGCATGAAGTGCCGGTGGTAGTCTACCGGCGCAACGGCCAGCCCTGGCGCGTCTGTCTTTTACTGGATGACTTTATACCTATGCTACGAGATCAATTAGAGGGAAACAATGCAAACGAAACTGAAGCTGGCTGATGACACGATGCCGCCAAAGAAAGAAAAGAAGCCGGATGACACGCCGAGTGTGTGGAACCCAAATTTCAAATACAAGCCAGCGGGTACGGCGATGGACTTAGCCGCCAAGTTCAAGCGCATCCAGCGCGAGCAGGCCAAGGCTGCGAAGGCAAACAAGGTGAGGCGCGTCAAATGATCCGACTGTGGCGAGCGTTCAGGATGTGGCGTTACTCGGGCCTTGGGATCATGGCCTCGGTTAAGCAGGCCAGGCGGTATCTGAGGCGGCATGGTGGCCGCAGGTTATGAGTACTGCCAGCACTGCGACAGGCCGCACTGAAAGCCTCGCACGGTGCTGGTGGACGGCGTTGAGATCTGCACGCACAGCGAAGCCTGGCGCTTCGAGTGTGAGGTGCGGTGGGCTTTGAAGTTGCCGGACAAGGCGAGAAAGCCGAAGGTTACGAAGATGCAATATTTACTCAGTGTCGAAGAGCGGCGCGGCATTGAGGGCAAGACCAAGCTGCGCAACGAGATGGCAAGGAGATATAAGAATGCAAAAACCAAGAAATGATCACCGGCTGCTGGACACACTGATTACTGAGCTCAGAGCTCGCAACGACGCTCACCTGGCTGTCAAGCTGGGCTGGCCGCAGGCGTATGTCAGCAAGATAAGAAACGGCAAGATGGGTGTCACAGCGGAGCGGATCTTAAAGATCCACGACGCGACAGGCTGGGAGATCAAGCGGATCAAGGGGCTGATATGAATACCAAGTTCTGCACCAGCTGCCAATGCACCAGGGATCTTGACGGCGGGATCTACAGGCGCGGCAAGAACACGGCGAGGTGGATCTGTAAGCCTTGCGTTGAGAAGCGCTCAGAGAGCCCGTACAGGAACCAGACGGGGCGGCTGACGCCTGACCAGCACGTCAGGAAGCTGGCTGCACATCTGCGGTGGCCGTGATGGTGATCGCTCTATTTGGCGTGCTGCTGATGACGATCGGCGGCCTGATTGGATTGGCAGCGATGGCGTTCTACATCGGCCTGCTTGCAGGCGATAAGGAAGACGATTGGAAATAGGAGAAGAACAATGAGCACAGCATTAGAGCGAGTAATCGCGGAGCAGCAGGCAACCATTGACCGCATGGAAGTGACGATTCAATCGCAGTCAAAAACCCTGACCACCATGTGGAAGCAGCACGAGGATTTGTTCGAGGCTGCGGCAAAGCTGGCAGATACCGCAATGCCAAAAGCAGAGGACGAGGCCCAGGCAAAGGCTTATCACGCCCTGCGGCACAGCCTGCGTATGCAGCTGCTGAATACCGGGTATTGCATGGGTTGCTACAGCTTTGTGTGCGAGTGCGATCATGATTACAACTGACGACGTTGGCGACCGCTTTGCGCACCGGCTGGCGATCATGCTCGAGTGCTCGCTGCTTGATCCTACCGGCACATATAACGACGCCTGCGCCCTGCTCGATGAGTACCGGCAGGCTTTGTACGAGCGCGACCAGGCACTAGGCATCCCGTATGTCAGCAGCTTTGGGAAGGATTGATGAGCGCAGCACCCGACAATGTGGTGCAGTTCCAGCTGCCCAAGAAGCCCAAGGTCAGGGAAAAAGAACCGGCACCGGATCAGCGCAAGCTGGCCGTGGTGCCGATCCGAGCTGCGACTGACCGCGGTCTGACCGAGGGCATGTTGCGCACGCTGCTGCTGGTGGCCAGCTATTGCAACCGAGCTGGGATCACTTGGGTCGGGCAAGCCAGGCTAGCTCAAGACCTGGGCGTTAGTAGGCAAGCAATCACCCGGCAAGTCGGCAAGCTGGTCAAGGCTGGTTACTTGGAAGTAATCAGCAAGGGCTGGCGAGGCGAGAGGTCAAACAGCATCCGGCTAATCTTCGATAAGAGCATCGATGCTGAGACAGCTGTGGCCATCACCAGCCGCATCGAAGACACCAGGACACCGCTAATGAAGGAGAAACAAATGCAGGACATGACACCAGATCCAGAAGGATTAAAGCGCATCCAGGACATGATCAACGGAGTAATTAAGCCAGTTCAACAACCAGCCAAGGAGTATCAAATGCCAAAGTCAGGAGACACCGTAACCGTTGCCAAGATGAAAGAACAGATCGCCAAGAAGAAGCAGTCAAAGGCGTCTGATAAGCAACCTTCAGAGGTTGCCAATGAAGAGCCTACACATAGGCAACCTAGACCTGTGGATAACTCCGCTCATAGGCAACATCATCGGCTACATCCAGAGGTTGCGCGAACACAAGAAAACATAGGTATAGATAAGGTATTAAGGTTATTTTTAAATAAAGGTTTTAATGTTTTAAGCAACCAAGAATCAATTCAACACATTGCAGATTCAACAACAGTTGCTGAACTGGAAACACTGATGGATAAGTTGTCAGATCGCTATGCAGCTGAAGGTTTGCCCTTGCCGACCGATGGCGCGATGCTGGCTAACGACCTGATCATGCTTCAATCGGATGAGCTAACAGCACGGCATGGCATTTAAACGCGATCTAAGGTACCTACAAGGCGCGATCAGGGTGCAGGTAATAGGCAGACATGGGTACGCATGGAAAACGGCTCTACGGGGCTGTAATCCAAAGTGTCCAAAGACCAAACGAACGTCTGGTGTTTTGACGTGTCCAGAAGGCAGGGGGGGGGTAACGACGTGTCTGCATTGAAGCGATGCCAGCACGACCTGGCTGCAGAATCGATTGCGTTATCGATCTGGCATCATCCGTTGTCAAAAAGGCACCCTTTACCCCCTCCCCCGTCATGAGCGCTAGCGGGTGCTACTCACAATTTTTCCCCACTTTTTTAGGAGGTTGTAATGTTGCTAGGTAATCAAATCATTGGTGGTCAAGAAAACATGCTTGGTGCGGCATTGCAGGCAAAGCAACAGCAGCCGGTGGTAATGGCTATTGAACAACTTGAGAAGGAGTTGCATTACTTGCACGAGAGTGTTGCGCAGCTTGAGCAGCGTCTGAACCCTGTCATTAGGCCGACCCCTGCGAGCACTGGGAACACCAAAGATGTGGGCTGTGGCGGCTCTCCGCTGGTTCACCACATTGAGATGCTGAACACCCTTGCTCGTCAGACATCTGCTCAAGTGGTGTGCCTGCTTGAGTGTCTTGAGATTTAATTTCCCCACTTTTTTGTTTGGTGGGTTTTTTGCAACAACTTAGGAGATTAACAACATGGGATGGGAACATAAGCCGAACTTTGGCAGTGCGTTTATCAACAAGGAAAAGAAGGAGGATTGGCACGCTGCCTACCGTGGTGACGTAATGTTGCCTGACGGCACGGTGCATTACCTTGACTTGAATCCTGCTACCACTAAGGCGGGTGAGCAGTATTTCAAGATCAAGATCGGCAAGGTGAAGTCGATTGGTGCGCCACCGCTGTCTACGCACAACCAGGCCAAGGGCAATGGCTTCCAGCCGCAGGCTGACGAAGAGATACCTTTCTGATGGCTGCAAAGAAACAATCCAACGTAGTACCGCCCTTGACCAACTGGGGTGGTACTCGCTCGATCCAGCGTCGGTTGGAGCGCTCAAACACCCTGATCCAGAACCGAGAAGCGGTGTCTTATGCCTTGCTGTGCATGGCCAACACCAAGATCACGGACATCATGACCTGGGATGAGGACGGCCAGGTCAAGGTCAAGGCTGCGCACCAGATCCCTGAACACGCCTTGCAGGCGATTAAGAAGGTATCGGTCAGAACTGACAAAGAAGGCAACAGTTTCTTGGACATCGAGTTGTACGATAAGGTGGGCGTGCTGCGGTTGCTGGCCAAGGCTTCTGGCCTGCTGGACAACCCTGATGAGAACGACAAGCCGAGCGTGATTGATGTCAACGTGGTCGCGCCACAGAGGGATGAGCATGGTTGAATACACGATCAAGGTACAGCACGACGAGGACGAGATCAGTGTAACGATCTTTGATCTTGATCCTGATACCTACGAAAAAGACAAGGACGCGATTGTTGCTGCCTTGAAGCGAGCGATCTTCGTGGTCGAGAAAAACCACAATGCAATGAGATTTCAGTGAGCCTCTGGAGGAAACGTGTCAAAAACGAAAGAGCAGTCCAGCAAGACGGTATCGAGCGAGGGTCTGAGGTTCGACTTCAGCGAGAGCCCGGTGATCTACGACTTCTTCCAGAGCAACGCCTTTGTCCAGGGCGTGATGGGGCCGGTGGGCTCCGGCAAAAGCTACGGTTGCGCGGCCAAGATCTTCAAGAAGGCGATTCAACAGAAGCCAAGCCCGATTGATAACATCCGGTATTCGCGCTGGGCGGTGGTGCG